TTTTCAGCTAATTTTGCAAACAAGTCATTGCCCATAAATATTGTTGGAGATCCTTATGTATTCAACCACGGCGTATTTATATCAACAAATTACCAGAGTATTATTGATAGACACCGCCGACGGCGAAACTTTCACTTATAGGTATGACCCTGTGTACGCAAAACAATTAACAATTAACAAAGGCGTTGACAATGTGCTGTTGTTTGAATTTATAAATCAACAACAAAAACCCGTCGACATTACTGGAAGCACATTCTTGTTCCGTGTAATTAATACAGAAGGCTCTGCTTTGCTGATACAAAAACCCATGGTCACATTAAATGCACCATTGGGGCGAGCCAAAGTTACACTAACTGGCCCGGAACTATTGGAATTATTGGCCGAACCGGCTAGTTATAGTATTACCCGAAGCAGTGGCAATTTACACGAAGCAGTATTCACAAATGCACAGTCTGGCGCTAGAGCACCGGTAAATGTAGTAGACAGTGTTCTACCACAATTCGTGCCCAGTAGACCACTGACTATTCCTACAACAAAATTATCATCCCAGGGATCTGCTGATGGCACCAGCTTCCAAAGTTATCCTAGTGAAAACTGGTACTGGGCAGGAAATCCCAATGGCGCTAATTACTGGAACAGTTTTTTGAACACAGAATATTACAGTAGTTTTATAAAACCACAAAATTCTATAACAACTATTCAAATGACGCTGGATGGGTATACTGGTACAATTAAGGCACAAGCCGCTGAAGATTATGAAGCCATTCCTTATAACGTGCCCGTGTTGCCTACTATTGACAATCCCAGTGCATCAGAAAGCATTACATACTACAATCATACAGGTACTATTTACATGAATGTAATTGGGTGGTATCCATTGCTAAGACTTTGTTTTAATAATAGCGTATTTGCAACTCCAGGAGGAAAAGGTGTACCAGCCACAGCGTATGCTACTGTTAGCAACGGTATAGTTGAAAGTATAACTATACAAAATGGCGGTGGCGGATATTTGGCTCCGCCTAAAATTAATATCGTCGGTGATGGAGCTGGGGCTACTGCAGAAGCAACAGTTTCAAACGGACAAGTAACTGGCATAACTGTAACCAATGGCGGGTCTGGCTATTGGCTAGTGCCAAATGCTGGTATTAACACTCCTTATTATCCAGTGGCACCAAACCAACAAGGTGCCATGGTTATTATCAGTACCGGCTATGTGGTTGATTTGTTTTATCGATAACATTGATTTTTTTTGACAAATGTGTTAAACTAACTACATGATTGATGTGGTTGCTTATCTACCTGCTAAAAGAAAACAGACTCCGTCGGGATGGATTAGTTTCAATGCACCATGTTGTGCAGACAAACGACAAAGAGGCGGACTAAAAGTTGGTGAAAAAGGATGGAGCTACCACTGCTTCAACTGTCAATTTACTACCAGTTTTATTCTTGGACGTAGTGTAGGATTCAAAGCTCGTAAGCTACTGGGATTACTAAATGTTCCAGAGCGAGACATTGATTTACTCAATCTTGAAAGTCTTAGACATCGTAGCATCGAAGGTATACTAGATGAACGCCAACAGGTGTTTAACGCACTAAGTGATATAAAATTTAAAGAGTTTGACGATCTTCCTCCTCATGTAGAATTGCTCACACCGGAACACACTGTGTATTGGCAGTACATAAGATCAAGATGTGTGCCAGAGGACTATCCTATCATGGTGCAGATGCAAAACGATGGAGTTCATTGGACACGTGATCATGTAATAATTCCGTTTACCTATAACAACACATTGGTTGGATGGTGTGCCAGAATGCTAAGTGGAGCCGGCCCGAAGTATATTAATCACAGTCAGCCAGGCTATGTATTCGGCACAGATTTACAAAAATCTGAGTGGCAACATGTGTTGGTCATGGAAGGTATATTTGATGCTCTATCAGTTGGCGGACTTGCACTAATGCACAATACTGTCAGTGATGCACAAGCAAGGTTAATAAGAAGCTTGGGTAAAGAAATAACAGTAGTGCCAGATCAGGATGCAGCAGGTATGGAACTAGTGGACCGTGCTATAGAACTGGGATGGGCAGTTAGTATGCCTGAATGGCCAGACAGCATCAAAGATGTCAATGATGCAGTAGTTCGCATGGGACGTTTGGCAACTATGATAACTATATTTCACGCAAGAGAAACTACAAAGTTAAAAATAGAATTAAGGAAACGACAGCTTGTCAAACGATTTTAACATTTGGTGTCCAGATGTGTATAAAAATATATTTATAGATCGGGTCAATAATGATCAATTACGCGTCGCTCCTTGCTGTCAAGCGGATCAAACAATTGAAGATATTGAAAATTTTAATTTTGAATCTAGCACTTATCTAAATTCTATTAGACAAGAATTTGATGGTGGGAAATTTGCGGCAGCTTGCCATAGATGTCAAGATGATGAGCTAGTTAATAACAGAAGCCGCCGGCAAAGTGTCATTGATTTTTACACCTCAGTGGATCGTAAAATTGAGTTAGAAAGTATTGATTTTAGTTCAACATGGGCATGTAACTTAGCTTGTATTATGTGTAACGAACAATATAGTTCTACATGGGCAACGGAATTAAACATTCCGGCTGATAAGTTATATGCATTAGGTAGAAAAATTACTAGATCAAAGAATTTTTTAAATCAACTTGACTTAACAAAAATTAAACGTATACATTTTAACGGTGGTGAGCCACTATTAAATGATGACCATTTATTAATTTTAAAAAAACTTGATCAACTGGGTATTTTAAAACAAGTATCGTTAAGTTATAATACCAATGGAACACAATACCCGTCCAAGTTAGCAATTGAATTATGGAAACGTGCAAAACTGGTTAAACTATATTTTAGTATAGATGGAACTGACTCTAGTTTTGAATATATACGTTGGCCGGCTAATTGGCAGAAAACAACAACAAATTTAATAAAACTTAAAGAAAATTTACCAAGTAATGTAATGTTTGGATTTAATGTTACTGTAGGATGTTACAATATATTTGAAATAGCCGATGTATCAACTTGGTTCAAACATAATTATTCTACAAATCGAGAACAAGATCCGTCTGATTTTGCATTTCAACTAGCAAAAAACTTTGATCCAAAGTTTTTATCTATAGATGCTAAAAATGCAGCAATAGAATATCTTTCTCGTACTGCCGAGTGTTATGGAATTATAATGCATCTGAAAAATTTTATAAACTACAGGACTGATACCTGGCATAACAAACTTGATATAATTGACCAACGGCGTGGTACAAATTGGAAACAAATATTAAAAGTGGCAAAATACTATTAAAGGATTAATGTGTTAAAAGATTACGGAGTTGATGTCCAAAAACTATTCTTAGAAATGATGTTGCAAGATGCAGGGTCGTATATGCGTGTGCAGAACATTTATAACCCAGAAAACTTTGATCGTAGCCTCAAACTAGCGGCTGAATTTATTGCTGATCACTGCAACAAATATAAAACATTACCCGGAACAGATCAAATTAAAGCTGCAACTGGTGTGGAATTAAAACATATTCCTGACTTAAATGAAGGGCATTTTGAATGGTTCATGCAGGAGTTTGAAAGCTTTACTCGCAGGCATGAACTGGAACGAGCCATATTGAAGTCGGCTGACTTGCTGGAAAAAGGCGATTATGATCCTGTGGAAAAATTAATCAAAGATGCGGTACAGATTAGTTTGACCAAAGACATGGGTATAGATTATTTTGAAGATCCAGCAGCTCGTATCAACAGATATTTCAATTCGGGCGGACAGGTCAGCACTGGATGGGCGCAGATGGATCGACTGTTGTATGGCGGATTTAGTCGTGGCGAGTTAAACATCTTTGCAGGTGGAAGTGGAAGTGGTAAAAGTCTTGTGATGATGAATATTGCACTCAATTGGTTACAACAAGGTCTCAGCGGAGTATATGTGAGTTTAGAGCTAAGTGAAGACTTGTGTGCATTAAGAACAGATGCCATGCTGACCAACATGGGTACAAAAGAAATTCGCAAAGACATTGATACCACAGAACTCAAAGTCAAAATGATGGCTAAAAAATCTGGTCAGTACAGAGTCAAAGCACTGCCAGCACAAAGCACAATCAATGACATCAGAAGCTACATCAAAGAAGTACAAATACAAACAGGACTGCGTGTAGACTTTATTATGGTTGATTATTTAGATCTATTAATGCCTGTAAGTGCCAAAGTCAGTCCTAATGACTTGTTTGTCAAAGACAAGTATGTGAGTGAAGAACTACGTAACTTGGCCAAAGAACTCAATGTATTGTTTGTAACTGCTAGTCAGTTGAATAGATCAGCAGTAGAAGAAGTTGAATTTGATCACAGTCATATCAGTGGTGGAATATCCAAGATTAATACTGCTGATAATGTGTTTGGCATCTTTACAAGTCGTGCAATGAAAGAACGCGGACGTTATCAGATACAATGTATGAAATCACGTAGTTCAACAGGGGTAGGACAGAAGATTGATTTAGAATACAACATTGAAACCATGCGTATTACAGACTCCGGTGAGTCAGAGTCTGAGTCCACTGGTGGATTTGTTAAAAAACCCAGCATTTACGATAGTATAAAAACACAAAGTCGAGTAGCAGTATCAGCAGACTCTGCAATTGAAGAACATGGCAAAGTCACTGCAGAAGTGCAAAGTGCCAAACTTAAACAGTTGTTGGGTCAGATTAAACAATCATGAAAAATTTGTATTGTTCAATGATTCATGGTGGACTACATTTAGATTTTAAAACACCTCTACCAAAAAATCAAACAACTATTCAACATTGTTGTCTAAGGTATGAAACATACACGGTTAATTTTGATTCTAATTTTTGGAAAAATCAACAATTAGAAAAATTACGAAAAATCAATACTCAAAATATTTGGGATCCTGGCTGCGCAAATTGTGAATCTTTAGAATCTTCAAACAATACCAGTCTCAGGCTTGGCATGAATCAAGGATTAGGAATTAACGGGCAAACAAATTTGTTAGGACCAGCCAGAATTGATCTTATGTTTGACATCAGTTGCAATCTAGCCTGTAGAAGTTGTGGTCCAGAATCAAGTACCTATTGGCAACGCCATCTCAAAGAACACGGACAATGGGATCAACCTGTGACAACTTTGAGAAAGAAAAACGAAGTCATTGATGCATTATCAAACCTTGATCTTTCTAATTTACGGCAGTTGGTATTTTGTGGTGGAGAAACGCTGTTGGGTCATGAATATTGGGAAGTAGCAGACTGGTTGGGTAATAACGTGCCCAACGCCAAACAACAACTCACATTGTGTTTTCAAACCAATGGCACACAATCTATTTCTCCTAAAAATTTTAGCATAATTGAAAAATTTCATCTAGTAAAACTTCATGTTAGTCTGGATGCAATTGGTAGTAAATTTGAATATCTACGATGGCCTGCCAGTTGGAATCAAGTCACTGATAATATTTTAAATCTACGAGAGAAGTTACCTGGAAATGTGATGTTTGTTGTTGAAGAAACAGTCAGTATTTTTAATCTGTTGTATTTGCAAGAACTTGAAAATTGGATCAACAATAATTTTACAATCAATAGAGAAGGAGACATTATCAATCATACTAGACATTTGGTAACTGGTAGTTTTGTTCTACAAAACCTGTCGCAAGAGTACGTGGAAATAATACAACAGTCGGTTTATCGAGAATTAATAGCACCGACTTGGTATGAAGATTCTAATGCAATACAGCTTATGTTGGCTGAAATAAAAAAGTTTGATATTCTAAGAAATGAATCATTTGAAACAGTATTTCCAGAACTGGCTTCTCTTTATGCTAGATTCTTGTAGCAGATAGTTCAGGAAGGTAGTCTTTGATATTGATTTTTTTTAATTGATCTTGACGATCAATCTCTTCCCAAAATTTTTCTGGCCATTGATCACCGCACCTAAGAAACAATTCAACTTCCTTGTGATATTTTTTATTGTTTTCCAGTACTTGTTGTTTAAATTTCATTGGAAGATTTCCTGGAGAAAAATATTTTGGTACTATAATTTGTTTACAAAGATAATTAAGTTGATTATTTTTAAAAAAATCAACAAGTTCGGTGTAATGAAATATATTAAGATTACTAATCATGCAACTTACATTTACATGCTGAGTTATTTTTTTAAATTGATTTAAATTAACTTCCAATTGGTTCCACTTCAATGGCCATCTTATGTATTCAAATCTACTACCAATTCCGTCTATACTTAGACATATATTGAGATTTTTAAATTTTGCAAGAATATTTAATTGTTTTTGAGATAGTGTAATACTGCCATTGGTCACTACAGAAATAAAACATTTGGTATTGCCCAGATCAATTAATTCTTCAAGAATTGCAAAATTTTTCTTTTCTAAGAACGGTTCGCCGCCGACAAAACTTAACTGAATTATGTTTTTTAAATCAATGGCAGAAGTATCCATCGTATGATATATCATCGATCTATTTTCTAACTTGGCCCATGCACTACTAGCATCAGGCCCGCAGGTTACACAGGTGCCGTTACACAAATTAGAAGTAGCAAGTTTGATTATTTTAGGACTATACCCGTTGACAATTGCATCCTGCTCAATTAATTCTAAATCGCGGTCTGCATAATGATCAAATGTTCGATTGTGTATTTTTCTTTCACTGTCTGACCCTTGATCTTCGAGCTGCCAGCAAATTTTACAGGCCGGCGATCTTTGTTTATTTCTAATAGAATTTTGTACATCATTTATGTCTGTTCCAGTGGGCAATCGACAACAATATATATTTCGATTTGATACTAGTTGTTGCGATCCTTCGTAAGAAAAAAATGGTAAAACACAAAAATAATCATTCATAGAACGTATTTAACTGTAAGTAATTCTTAGATATGATAAATTCCAATAAATAATAAAAAGGTTCTGGCACAAAATGCAAAAGAAAACGCGGAGTTTACTTGAAGAGTTAGATAGTCTATACGCAGAACGCGATCAGCGTCATGTTATAGAAAATCGCGCCACCAATATTATTACTAGTGCTATAAGATTACTAGAGCAAATTGATTCCAGTTATACACCGGAACAAGCAGAAAATCTGCAACGCAAATTGATCAATGCTATCAAACTCAGAGATCCTGGAAAATTTACCCGTACAGTGAGACGCACAGATGCAAATACATGAACTAACACAACACCCACTGAACGAAGGGTTCATGGACACGCTTCAAAAAAACGTAAAAAATT